TGCAAAATCATCTCCACTTTGAACATGTACAACTCCAGTAACTGTTAAAGAGCCACTCATAGTATCACTTGCATCATTCTTTAAGAAAGCGTCTGGTATTCTTGCAGCTGCAAGTGTTCCAGATACTACTTTACTTGCAGCAATATCATCTACTAGAGCTAAATCTCCTAAACCTAAATCACTACGAACTTCTGCATAACTTCTACCTTCTAAAGTATTAGCATCAGTAAACTTAGCAAAGTCATTATCTACAGGACTACCACTTGTATCTACTGTACCAGCAGCTGTAGTATAACCATAAGCTTCAATCTTTTCTTTGATTGCACCTGATGTCATTAAATGGTCGTCAACATCATTAAATTCTGAGCCAATGTCAACATCATTCATTGTATGCCCGCCTAGTGTAACACTAGTAGCGCTACCACCAATAGCTGTTAAACTACTAGCTGCAGTAGAACCATCACCAACAAAAAGTTCATTGGTTCCAGTTTTATAAACTAACTCACCTGCAGCTGGGGTACCAGCATTTGAGAGGTCTCCACCTCTTTTAATCTGAATTTTATTAGCCATTTAACTCCTTAACTAAATGTACCACAATCAATTGTGTAGTTTTCAATAGTATTTGTAAGGTTTGACAACCCTTCTAAATTAGCTTGTAATTTTGCAGTTCTTGCATTGTTTGTTCCCATACTTACTGCTCCAGGCGTTGCTGAAGGTTCAGTATCTAATCCTTGGAATAATACCCATTTACCTTCACTTGCATCTCTACCTAATCCAGTCCAATTCCATAAATCAGTACCACCACTTGTTGCATCATAAGCAGTATAAATACCAACATCTACGGTATCTTCAGTTCCACCAGCTTGAATACCTTTATTCAATTCAATAAAAGTGTCTTCAACTTCTAATGTTGCTACACTTAAAGTAGTAGTACTTCCAGATACTGTTAAATCTCCAGATACTGTTAGATTTGAAGCAACTGTAATGCTATCAGCTAATTTATCTCCAGTTACTGCATTATCTGCAATATGCGCAGTATCTATAGAACCATCTACATAATGTTCACTATCTATTGCATCATCTGCAATTTTAGCACCATTAACCGCATCAGCACCTAATTCAGTATTAGTAACTGCTCCAGCTCTAATAGTTGCTGTAGTTACCGCTTCACCGCCATCAGTTTGCTTTAAATCATCAGCAGTTATTGTTCCATCTGTAATGTGAGCTGTGGTAATTGCATTATCTGCTATTAGTGCTGAAGTAATTGCATCGTCAGCTATTTTTGCTGAAGTAACTGCGTCATCAGCTATTTTTGCTGTTACAACACCGCTATCTTTTAATCTTAATGCATCTGAATTAATCTCTATACCAGTATCATCAACTCCTACTGATAATACTGCATTAGATGCTGCTAAACCAGCACCAGCAAACAATGTTGCTACTCTATCAATGGTAGACTTTCTATTTGTTCCACCTGCGCCATCATCTACTATAATTAAATCACCAGTTGCTAAAGCAGAATTTATATCACTTGCACCATCTATTTCTAATGCTGATAAAGCTACTTTTCCAGCTGTGGTAATTTGATTTAATTTACTATCTGCAATACTACCCGCTAATTCAGCGTTTGCAATTCCGCTATCTTTAATTGTTACTGCTCCGCTTGATACAGCAAAATTATCTGTGCTGAATGAAGCTCTACCTTTTACTGATGAAGTTGCAATTAGTATTAATTCGGAAATATCAGTTGCAGTACCAGAAGCGTTTCCGTAATACATCTTTTTGTCATTAACGTTTAATCCTAACTCTCCATAAGCAACAGTAGGAACAGCAGAAGAAGTATTACTTCTTTTTAATTGTATTTTATTTGCCATTGTTCTCTCCTATTAACATTAATATACCCCTCCATCTATTCCATCAGCATCTACCCATTTTGAAGAACTGCTATCGTATTGTAAAACAGCTCCATTAACTGGGGATGTAATATTTGTATCATCCATTTCAGCAATAGTATCATCACCGCTAAAATTGTCCACATAACTCTTTACTGCCTTAGCGCTAGGCAATGTTGTATCAGTACCAGCTGTTGAACTTAAGTCTGTATCTAGTACTCCCGCTTTCAAATTATCTACTTCTACGTTGCTGAGTGTATTATTATCAGCATTAATTGTTTTGTTTGTTAATGTTTGTGTAGCATCAGCTGTTGCCGTTCCGTTTAATGCATCTCTAACATTTTTAGCTGAGCTATTATCTAAACTTACAGGTATTTGACTAGCATCAATACTAAAGCTATCTTGAACTTTAGTAGTGTTTTGTACACCTACACTTTTTGTAGCGCTTGTTGTTTGCACAGTAGCTTTTACAGCTTTATTTGTTGTAACTTTAGCACTTATAGCCATTATGCAGCCGCCTTCCATGTATTATCTAATTGTATTGCACTTTTAGAAATAACTACATCACCTTGTATATGTCTTGTATAAATAGGATTTGCTGCAGTTGTTACATCTTTTTCTGATAACTCCCAGACTCCTTCAAAATCATCTGTAAAATGTATTGTTGCTTCAGCTGGTAATGTTAAGGTTACAGTACTTCCACTTATACTAGCAACTAAATCAAAATATATTTGAGTAACTGTTGCGCTTTCCCAATTATCATTATTTGCTTGTGTTCCAACAGTATTATTAGATTTTTGAGGTCCTGTAAATGCACTATTTGCAAAATCTTTTTGTATTTTACCTACAAATTGTTTTTGCGCATCCATTCCATGACTTGTTTCAAATGTAATAACATTTTCAAAGTCAGCTCCTTGCTGTATTTCTATATCTTGATATTGATTTGCTGAAATCATTTATTCCTCCTAATATAAAAATACTACATCTGTTGAACTACTTTTTGTTGCACAAATTGGGTATATATGTCCTTTTAATAAATGAAATACTACATCAACACCTTCTACCGTTAAGGTAACATTTGCTGCTGTGCCTTTCATATGAACTGCTCTACATGCATCTTGGTCATTAGTTGTTGCAACTACTGCCTTGATATATGGAGCTACACTCTCTTGTACTGCGTAATCATTAAGTCCTTTAGCCATTGTTTTCTCCTATTATTTAACTGCAAAAGCATCTATTGGGCTAGCCAAAAATACTTTATTTTTATTACTTTCATTATCTGCTACTTTTTTATAAAATTCTCTCATGTAATATTCTTTTACATCTATATTACCCATTTTTTCAGCTATTTGAGCTTTAACATAACATACAACTGCCATTGATAACATTCTATTTAAATTTACGTGAGTTGCTTCTGATGGAGACGTTTGTTCTGTTAAACTAGCATTTGCTGTAGTCTCAGGGTCTTCATCTACAAAAGGTTTTTCAATTGAAGTATATTCAATTCTTAATCCATTAGTAATTGCTTCATCAGGATAAATAATTTCATCAAGATTTCCTCCACTAACTCTACCTTGATTATCTACCATTCTACCTGAGCTTCTTACAATTTTATATAATCTTAATTGTTTACCATGCTGTATGTAAGCATAAGTTCTATTTGTATCATAACTCATGGGTTTGTATCCTCCGTAACTAATGGGTCGCTTTGTAATCTTCTAATTGATTTGTATTTATTATCGTCTTCTGTATCTAAAACACTAACACTCTTAATAGCAATTAATCCCGCTGGTAAATCATAATCTCTTGTATCAGCTACAATATTTTGTTTATTTACTTCAGTATTAATTTCATTAGATGATTGTATTTGATGAAATGCATCTTTGATAAAAGCAATTACTAAATTTGTATCATTAGAATCTACTCTTTCCATAATTTCTAAAATTTTCACGATGTTGCTCCTTCTTGTTGTCTTTGAGATTGTTGTTGTTTTGGAGGCGCTGTAAGTGCTCCAGTAATAGCTTGCAATTCAGAAATAGCTCTTTCATAAAACCCTATTGCTCTTTGTAATCTAGCATTAGCTAATCTAGAATCTCCATCTGCAACCTGAACAACCGCCATAGCCATTTCAGGGTCCTCATCTTCTAACCAATGAATAGCTGATAAACTTGTTTTACTTGTAGTATCAACTGAAGCCATACCTCCTTCTAAAATCTTTTCAACATCTATTGTACTAGATAATCTTAACATATCCAATGATGCTGCATATAATATTGCTACATTTTCATATTCTGTTAATACCCATGAATCGGTATTTGCATCAATTACTGGGGGAGCTGAATAAACAATAACTCCTTTATCTCCTTGCTCAGAATCTACTGTTACAGTAGTTCCGCTTGGATTCGTATATGCATGTTGATACGAATTGCCACTCCCCACGTGTGCATTATAATCTGGGTCTGGTTTAATATATATTTTACCACTTAATTTATAATATTTAGGAAACATTTTTGTTGGGAAAGACAAACTACTAGGTTCATCTGTTATATGTACAGCACTTTTAGGTATTTCTTGACATATTCTTTTTTTAGTACCATCGTTGCGATAAACTGCTAATATTTTATCATATGCCAAATCAGAACCATTTCCAACAATATTTGCTCCTGTGCTATCAAATCCATTTACTTCCACTTCAGAAGCAACAGTCCATAAAAACTTTTCAGGTAAACTAGATACAATAAACTTAGCACCTGCATTTAGATGTTCTACAAGAAATCTAGCTTTGGAAGCATTTCCAGTTATATTATTTACTTTTTCCCATAATTTCATATATATCTCCATATTCGCAAATGGGTCCCCGTAGGGAGAAAGGAGGTAAAGAACCTACAAAGACCCAATGCAAATTAACTACTTAGATTATTTCCAAATAGCGTGTGATTCTGGCATCATAAATTCGAAGCCAGCCTCAGTTAGAATCATATCTACTCTCTTGTCAATACCTGAGTTTTCTAAAGTCTGAACTCCGACATAGATTGAAGTATCACGATTCACACCATTACCAACTAATGGTCTGTATTTAACATTATTCATGTTAAGTGCAAGGATTTTCACGTGTGAACCATCCAAAGCAATACATCTAGAAACATTAATGTCTCCGTATACTGTTGAAATAGTTGTTACATCTAATCCCATTACTTTCTTACGACCAGTAACTGCTAGGTCTGCTCTAAACTGGTCATCAATATCGATGTTTTGTTTAAAGAATCCACCTAGTTTGTGTAGCCAAGTAAAGACTTCAGTACTACATAAGAATACTGTTGCTTTGTCTTGGTTGTATCGTGGGTCTTGGTATTGTGACATATCTTGCAAGAAGTCATCAATATTCTTAGATGAACTCCATGAGAAGATATTACCATAATTCAAGACATAATCCACAGCACCTTGGGTATGGTTAACACTTGAATCGGTCACTTGAGATGAGAAAAGCCCTGCTTGTTCAATATCCCATTTGTGTTCGATTAACTTATCTTTCCAAACACGAGCCCATTCGTTTGGTTCATACTTAAGAGCTGTTGCTCTTGCTGTATTAGTCATTCCGAACTCAGTTCTGAAGATTTGTGTTTGTCCATAACCTGTTGAGTATGGATTATCCTTCCAGGTTGTTCCTAATAATGAAGAACCTTCTCCGAAAGAATTACCTACTACGTAAGAACGTCTTTCTTCAAGAGATTCTGCAATATCTACATTGTAACTAACACATTGTGCTACATTGCTTGAATAGGAAGCTGATTCTGCTACACCTGGTAGTCTAAGAATCTTACCTGTGATTAACTTAGTTTCAGCAGTTGCTGAACCTGTTCCGCTATTTGCACTAAGGTTTGATGCACCTTGAGCTGCTACTGCAGTAATGCGAACTAACATATAGTCAGTTGCTGCGCCACCGCCAGATGTTGAACTCATAGGTACTTTTAGTACTTGATTAACTTGTAAAAACTCAGGAGCGGTTCCTGCGTCTCCTACTTTAATTGCGCCATTTGATTGACCTTGAACATTTTGGATATTACCTGCGCTAAAGTAATCAGTTGCCATGTATAATTTAACTTCTCCACCAAGTGATAAAGCTGAATTATCTGATTCTACTAAAGTTGCATCATTGTGCACATCTGTAGAACCATGTCTGAAACCAACTACATAAGCATAACGTTTTAACCAAGATTGTCTCTTCTCTGTAAACTTAAATGATGGGTCATCTGTAGGTTTCTTCGCTAACATTGAAACAAGTCTGAAGAATGGAGTTTGAGCTAAAGCTAACTCCGAAAATCTTTCAGAAAAGTCATATCGTCTACGTAAATCACCTGTACTCAGGGAACTTCCCTGAGAAGCAGCATAACCTTCACTTAAGCCTGTAGAGGTAGCAATTGCCAACGGCGTATTTGCTGGATAACTTGTATCTGCCATTTTGTTTCCCTCCTAGGGTATTTAGGTTTATGTTTACATTAACTCGTCTAACCCAGTCCCTTGAGATAACAACTTGTCGAAAACGGCATCGTCTACTGATTTTTCTTCTCTTTGTGCATTCCCCGCTGATGCAACACTTGTTGGTACTTGTCTAACATTTTTCATTTGATTTATCACTTCATTTCTAGTGTTATTAGCTACCTGCTGGTCTCTATTATCTCTATTTTTTAAATAATAAACATCTTCCAATGTTAACTTATGAGATTTTGCATAATCCATTAAATCATTATAGTCTTCTTCAGAAACTTCATGCTTTGCTTTGAAAGCACTTTCTTCAGAAGCTTTTCTTGATTGAGCTGATTGTTGTTTAGCAAAATCACCTAACCTTCTTTGCACCACTCCATCCACTGTTGCATTAAACAACTTTGCAGATGGAGAATTAGGGTCTGACAAAGCTTCGTCATAATCAAACATAAAGTCTTCGTCTAAGCCAAGCTGCTCTTTTACGCTCTTAGGAGCTGAGCCGCCACCCTCAAAATAACCTCTTACATGAGAGATTAAATTAGGGTCTTCTTTCATTGCATTTAGTAAAGGCATATAAGGTTCTAACTCTTGTAAACGAGTGTTAAGTCGTTTTGCTTCACGAGAAGAATCCGAATATCTCTTTTCTAAATTTGCTACTTCATCAGTAGCTTGTTGCTCTACCTCAGGGTTCCCTTGTGGGGAAGTTGTCTGTTGTTCTTGAGCTGTTTCAATTGGCTGTTCTAGCGTTTCACCCATAACTTGTTTATCAAGCTGAGAAAAAAATTCTTCAGCCACAGCATTGTCTTCTGGGGCTACTTGCTGTTCTGCTCTGTCGGCATCATCAACTAGTAGGTTGTCCTTATTTTCGTTCATACTGTACTCCTTCTAATTTACAGTTATTTTTTTGTTTAATCAACAAGTTCTTTTTCTTGTTGAATTTTTTCTTCTGCATCATTATACATATCATTAAGTCTGCTTTGAAGTATTCTTTGTTCTTGCTGAGTTTCCATTAAAGCTTTAGTCTTTCCAATAGCTCCTTTAGTTATTTTATCTTTAATTCCAGCTTGAACTAATTGTCTCTCCAATGTTTCTATTGTACCTTCTTTATCTTTTAAATTTTCTTCTAAACTAGCAACTTGTGATTGTAATTGACTATAAATACTTTTACGTTCCATAAGTTGTTTTTTATTTCTTATATCAGTTTGTTCAATCATAGCTACATCATCTATTAGTCCAGCTTGGAACCATCTAAAATATTCATCTAATAATGCCCATCTATTAACTGGTTGAGTTGAACCTGCAACAATCCTAATATCATATTTAGCTGATTGAAAATCATTATATCTATTTATTACTTCACCAAAGTCATTATATATTGGAATATTAATTGATACTTCTTGAATTTCTCCTTCACTTGCTCCTGCTTGTGGTTGAACTATTCTAAATACTTTTTGTGAAGTATATGTAAATTGTGCTAATGTTTTAAAAACTTTTCCTAATTGTTCTAAAGCTGGTTCTACTATATTATTAATCCATTGTCTAATTCTTCTAGTTCCATATTCATCCATTGCCAATAAACCTCGATATGTTTCTGTGCTTGGTTCTCCAATACCCTGCATACTAGAAGAAATACCGCTAATATATTCTATATCTGCTTTTCCTGTTTGAGTAATTGTAAAAAATGCATTATTAATAGGGGCAGGTTGAACTGGAGTAGGAACTTCAAATCCTTGTCTATATTTTAACATAGCTCCAGGAGAACTTGAATATCTTTCCCACTCTTCTTCATCTACACTACCTTCAGTATATAACCATCTAAGATTAGAAGCTAAATTTGCATTATGTAACATAATTTGATGTGCTTTATTTATTTCTCTTTGTTTTCCTATCATAGGAGTTACAGCTCCAACCGCATATGGAGTTCCTGTATGAGTATAAGGAATTGGTACTATTGGATATTCCTCAATAGGTAATATAGCTTCATATAAATACATATCCCCTACTGATGCGCACATTTTTATTTGAGTTTTAAAAAATTCTACATAATCTACAACAATATCTGAAAAATATTTTTCTTTCATCGTTTCGTCAAAACGCTTTTTTTCCATTACCTGTTGAACTGTTCTTGTTTGGACTTGAGTTAATTCAGCTTCGATAATAGCTTGTTGTTCTTGAATTTTACCTTCCATTTCTTGCATAAGTTTTTGCAATTCTAAATCTCTTCTTTCAGGAAGTATTTCTCCTGCTTCAACTAAATTATCTAACTCGAGTTGTTTTTCTTTGAATTGAACATTTAATGTATCTCTCAATGTTTTAGTTTGTTGTTGTGCTTGTTCTTGTATCATTGCAAGTTCTTCTGGTGTTGGAGGTTGTTTAACCCAAACATTTACGAAGGCTACTTGTTCTTTAGAATAAACTTCATAGAAATCTAAAACATCATCTTGTTCCCCTTCTAATGTATATGATTCATTTTCTACATCTCCAGGTTGAATTACTTCTGATTCATGTACATCTCTAAAAGAATATTGTTTACTTTCTATTGAACCTGTTGCTCTTACAATTTTCTTTTTAAATTGAGGAAACAATCTTATTAAAGCAATTCTAGGTAAATTCTTTTGAACCATAATATATGAAGCATCTCTAAATAAAAAATCTCTACTCATTGGGTCTACATATACATCATAAGGGTCAATAGTATCATAAATAACTTCACCAGAACCATTATCAGCATTTGAATCTATTCCAACTTTAAAAATTCCAATTCCTTTTACCAAAGAATCTTGTATTACAGAACTAAACATACTTTTTCCATCTGATAAATGCCAACAATAATCTGCTACAGCACTATGGACATTGGCTATATCTACATCACTACCTTCTGTACCAACTGCTTGCCATCTTGGATTTTTTGCCGTAACAAAAAATTTCATTATATCTATAGCTGGAGTAATACGATTTATAGTAAAATCTGGCATACCAGACTCTTGCAACATTTCTTTTTCTTCTGCAGATAATTGGTCATTCAAATAAAAATCCATGCTTTTCTGAGAATCAGTAAACCATTTTTTTCTATAGTAATTATTAGCTTTTTTAAATAACTGTCTATTTATTTCAGCTTTATTCTTTCTTCCTCGTTTAGCCATTTAATACCTTATTTCTTTTTATTTTTATTGCTTTCTTTACCAACGGCATATCCAAGACCACCAGCACCAAGCGCCGCTTTTTGTGCTTCATTCATTCTTTTTGCTTTTTTTATTGCTTTAAAAGCTTTCTTGGTCATTTTATATGGAAGGGTAAATTTTTTCGCTGGATTGAACAAAAGCTCAGCAGCTTTAACTACGCCTGTTCCTACTTTTTGTGACATGCGCATTCCTTTCTCTATCTTATCAGCATTTTTTGCTAAGTATCTTTGATATGCTCGTATTGTTTCTTGTCTAGCATCTTTTTTTGCCATTACTGACTCCTATTGTTAATTTAATCTCTTATCTCAAAGTGAGGTAAATCATCAAAGTTGTTATCTTTTAATTCTGTATCTCTATCCCAATCTCCACCCCAACGAATATTTAAACCCATTGAAGCAGCAATACCCATAACAAATCCAGCAAAATATGTAAAACGTTCTCTATCTTTCCAATCTATTGGATAAGGAGCAACGTCTACAGCTAATGATGGATATTGATTATGTCTACCTTTTGGATATTTTAGTTTACTAAAACCTTCTTCAAATAATTTATTCTGTTCTTCTTCGCCACGATGACCTTGTAGAACAGTACAATCAAAATCTTCTACTACTCTTTCAAATAGCTCTATTAATCTTGGGTCACAAGTATTTAATCTTTCTTGTGATTTTTTTCCAAAACTTGCCATTATTTATTTCCCTTCATATAATCAAACAATCTATCTATTAAATCAATTTCTCCAATTCTATCTTTTAGATTAGAACCTGCTTCTATAATTCTATCCAAGGGGTCAACTCTTTCTTCATCGTATAGTCCTTCATATTCTTCGTCACTCATTTGTTCTCTATAATTATCTCCATACTTGTCCCACATTTCATATTCGCCTGTAAACATTAAATGTGCTGGTAAACCACTTTCTTCTCTATGAACATAAACAGGTATATCAGAATGATTTAGTCCCATATCTAATAATTCAACTCTTTTTGCTACAGCTTCTTTTGTTTGAGGTCCTATAATACCATCTATTTTTCCTTTATATAGACCTAAATCTTCTTTTAGATTTCTTTGTAACGATATAGCCTCATCTGACCCATCTTCAGGATATAAAGGTAAATCTTGAGGTTCATTATAATGACTTGGCATAAATTATTCCTTATTTTTTATAAACTTTTTCTGCTCCAGCAATTCCAAACGAACCTAATGTTACCCAAACAAATGAATTATAAATATTATCGTTAATTATAATTTCCTGTCCTAATAAACCTGTTACTAAATCTACAATTCCAAAAACACACATTAGTGCAAATGAAATAAATCCAATAATAGATTTTTCATTATATTCGTTCTTATCTTTAAATATTGCCCACATCTTTCTTCTCCTTTAAGCTACTATCCAACTTTTAGCTTTTCTTTTTGGTTTGTACCATCTTGGTTTATCTTTTGACCCATCAGATTTATAATTAGGGGGAAAAGCGTGCAAATTAGCATAATATAATCCCTCAATTGTATCATCATGAGCCATTCTTGGTCCAAATGTAATGATTTCATTAATTAAATCAAACATATTTTCTCTAAAATATAAGGAACCTACACTAAAAATGCCACTTAAACCTGAATAAATTCGATTTCTTTTCTGTGTTCCTCCTGGTTTTTCAGGAATTACGCTAATATCATAACGATTAATTCTCCTCCTTTCGTCATTTAACGCTTGAAAAATACTTCTATTCATAGCAACATCTTCTACTGTAGCACTCTTGCAATTGTATTTATTATACAATTCAATAATATAATCTACTACTCCTTTTTTATCTATAATGTTTCCATCTTCTCCTTTTGCTCCCAATGTTGGAATACTACGATGTCTTTCATATTCTAATACATATCTATTATTATTTGCATCAACTGCTATAACCATAATAACGCTAAAGTCTGATTCTTTTGTATCAATATCTGTAGCTGGGTCACATCCTATAAAGGTATTAACAGGAACTTTATCTCCATCTCTAACAATATAACTTAAATCCTCTTCCTTGTCATATTCATAATATCCTTCCCAATATTTAATATGTTTTTGTGTCCAAACTGAATCTTCTTCTGATTGAACTTGCATCATATATTCTTGATAGAACTTAGATGGCGTTCCACTATCTTGATAGAATTTCTTTTTTTCTGCTAACTTTTCTAATGGAAACCACCCTGGCCAGAGAGATGTACCATCAGGCAATATAGCCTTATAAGTAATTACTCTCCACGCAAAATCGTCTTTATTTTCTTTTTGACGTTCATAATTAATGATGAGATTGTTAATAAAACTATCGTAGTGCACAGGAGTACCATTAACCCTAAGCCTACCAGTATGAGGCTCAATAGCAGGATAAACCACAGCAGTAACGAGATTAGAGTTTTTACTACGTGCTTCAGCTGTGATTGTATTGGCTTCGTGTTCGAAGTCGTCGAGAATAATAAGGTCGTATCTCTTATGTAACTTAGCCCCTCCTCTAATCCCTGCAACATTCGATTTACTAATGAGTTTACATCCATTGGTTAACTCCACATCTTCTTCTGTCCATTTCTTTCCTTTCAAATTACCAAAGTAATATTTTATTTTATCGTTATACTCAAAGTGATATTTAATATAATCCATATTCCCTACACTTAATTTTTGAGTAGCGGATACCCAAGCATAGAATAACATATCGTCTTTAGGACAAAAACAAAAATCTTTAATGATACTTGCTTTCGTCAACACAGTCTTTCCATGTCCTCTTGGAAGAATAATAGCTAATTGCTTCGCATCTCTATCATCAATAGCATCCGCCATCTCATAGTGAAAGGGAGGAGTTTCACTTCTCATAAAATCGTCAGGTAAAAATAATTTACCAAACGCTATTAAGTCTTTACTTGCTAGCCTTAGCGCTTCTTCCGCTTTGCTTACGTTTTCCTTGTTTATGTTCATCTTTTTTCTTTTCTTCTTCTTTGATAATTTTTTCCATATATTTTTTAAATTTCTCTTCGTCTTTATTCATATGAATATATTTATCAAGTATGTTATCAATCATCATTACATGACGTTGTAATATTTGTAATTCCATTGCTATTCCTTTAATAGCTCTTAACAAGTCATGTTTTGTTAATGTTTTTTTATTCATCTTAGCCATTAGCCTTGACCTACCTTTCTTTTTTTATACTTAGGACTTTCCTTAGTATAATATTTAGTGTTATTAGACATACCTTGTCTAGTTTTCTTCTTTCTTTTAACCCTCTTTTGGAAGGTTCCGAATATTCTTCTTCTCATTTAGTACCTCAGTATCCATCTGCTACCACACTTTTTACATTTAGTTAAAAAGCTGATAAATTCATACCACTTGGTTCTTTTCCAAACATGTTTACATTTCATGCAATACATTTTTACTTCTTTTTCTTAGTTTTTTTCTTAGTAGTTTTCTTTTTTTTCTTCATATTATAGTTTCTTCTTAAATCTCCTGTATCTAATTTTTTCATTTAATTCTCCCAACAGTTAATACGTTCTCTATCAAATTCCATTGTAATCCAACCCGTGCGTTGAATACCATAGAAACTATATCGTGCATAATCAGCATATCTAAGGAACGACCCTCCTCTTACATACCATTTACGTCTTAAGGTCTCTTCTCCTTTATCATCAATAGTCAAAGAATCCATTGGCTTACAATACAACTGGTGGTTATGTCCTAAAAAGTATACATCGCCGTCAGAATAAACTGAAGCCATTTTATCAAGTTCCGTATCCCCATTCTTTGCTCCACTCTTTCCATGCCCACTTACTAAAAACCAATCTTTTTCTCCGACTGAAATTTTAGCATATCCAGGCAATCTGAAATATGGAACATCCATTTCACTTGCTAAGGTTTTACATACATCAAAATCTAAGATATTGAAACTTCTTAGATAGTCGTGATTCCCTCCTCTTAAAAATAGGCATTTATCTTGTATGGGTTGAACAAGTTTTAAGAAACTTAAATATTGTTCTTCTGGTGGAATGCCTTGACCTCTTTGGTTTATTTTGTAATTAGGGGGAATCAGTTCTATCATATCTCCGTTCCCAAACCATCGTGCATTTGGGTCTTCATATATAATCTTGATTGCCTCTTGGAATTTCTTTAAATCAAACTCATTCGCTCCAACATGTATATCCGTTAATCCGTGGATACGAACTTTCTCATCTGATTTATAATGAAATAGTTTTCCAGGCTCTATGTGCATCTTATCATATTCTTTTACATCTGATGGGATAGGTATTGAAAACCACTTCCCACAACTTTTGCAACTAAATTGCTGCTTTACTGTCTCTTTATTTCGTTTCTTACCTTCTTTTTTAGTAAGCATACTACTACAATGTGGACAAATCATTTACTCCTCCTCTTTTGGCGATGGTAGAATTTTTCGTTGAGCTCCTTCTATTTCATCAGGGCTAAATCCTTGAAACATTCCAACAACACCTGTTTCTATTTTCTTAACTTGATTACCTAGTGTACCGATTGCTTTCCCTAATTCCTTTAAGGATTGCAATGCGATATTTTGGTCTTCACTTGTATCTGCTAATTGTTTGAGGGACCCTAATATATATGCATGGTCTATCCCAAGTTCCTTAGCGATTTCTTTAGATGTTTTTTCTATCTCACTCATTACTCTCTCCTGTTTAAGTAATATCACTGCTTTTTTTCTAGCTTTATTTCGATTTGCTTCAGTAAATGCTTTCATATAAGCACTCACAGCATCTTTTCCAACTGCCACGCTAGTGGCAAAAATTTTTTCCCTGTTTGTACATTTGGTACGTTCCTTCACTCTTTTGTTTGTATTCTTGATTTTGGTACTAAATGTGTAGCGATTTGGATGTTTCTCAAAGTCGGTATCCATATATGTTTTCTTTGCATTGATAAATGTTCCAACTATGGTTCTTACATACCCTTTTGATTGTTTATAATTTTTAGAATCATTTGGATGCTTTAATTCAGTAGACACTTTTAATAGCTGAACAATACGCTTATCATCACTCAACACCCAATCACCTTCCTTTGCATCTCTCCATTCGGAGTGAAGTATCCCGTTGGGATGGTCCGCCTTCCATTCTTTTTTATTATCATACACGTAATGACGTTTATGTCTTATCTTTCTACTTTCCACGAGATTTTCTTAATTGTTTGTGTAATGATTCAATTAAAAACATTACTTCTTTATCAACCCAATATTTTTTTCCATTGATTTCTATAGGTACACTTCTTGTTCCCTCGGCAGCATCGTCTTCATCTTCTATAGCCATCATGACTTCATCTTCATCATTAATAGCATTTGATAGAAGGCGCTCTAGTTTTACTAGCTTTTCCATTTGTCCCAAAATTCGTTCTTGTTCCTTCTGAGGAAGTCTACTAAGCCAATTTATTTGTGAACCCATACTTTTTTTCCTTGACAAACTCTACGAAATCTTTTATCTTCAAGTAATCTACGTAGCTATCACAGATACTAGTAGATAATAGTAGATTATGTAGATTTCTTTTTCTTTGTTACTTTCTTTTTCTTTAAATCGCTTTCTAAAGCTTTCTCACGTTCTTCTTCTACTTTAGCTATTGCGATATTAAGCAGTTCTTCATATTGCTTACGTTCTTCTGCTTCTTTTCTAGCAACCCCAGTTAGAGCGTTGCCTCCATCTAAGTCTTTACTTGTTATATATCCGTCATCTGACATTATATACTCCTTTATTTAAGTTTCTATATGAATCTACGCATAACCCCATGTTATTTGCAAGAAAAATTATAGCATTTTGAAATGTAGCTATATACTCACACACACCCCCTATGATGGGGTTTATGTATATAACGATTTACGTTATAATTAATTTAAATTAAACGATACGGAGGTATCACATGAGTGAATGGGATAAGAATCTATTAGAAGATTCAAATGTAACTAAAATGATTTCAGATTCTCGCAAGAGGCAAGCTGCTGTATATTTAGATAAAGCAGAAGCTTGTATGGATGTACCAACTAAGAAAACAAGAAGAAACAAAGCTGGTATCACATATGTAGTAGACATAGATGACTATGAATTGTCTAAAGCAAGAAATGAAGCTGATAAGCAAAGAACACTTTATGTTCAAAAGGCAATTCAGATATTGACAGGCAATGACTTAGAGTTCGCAGATCCAGAAGCAGAGATTCAAAAGCATAATCAAGAGTTCCTAGGTAAAGGTAATACTAGTAAAAGTAATACTACCAGTGGAGAAGGAGATAATGGTTAAATAATCTCATTATAGTAGGGAGTTATTAATTTAGCTCCCTATATCATTTTTTTTATATTTATATTTTCTATTATATACGATAAAAGAAGTAAAAGGATACATGTAATGTGTATAAGTGGATAAAATGTGTATAATATATATCCTGATGTGTATAACATGGGGATAAACTGTGAATAACAATTTAATCATAAAAAGAGGTAAAAGATATGAAACCAATTGTAGTGAGTTATAGTGAAAGAGATAAATTATTTAGAGAGTATATCACTGAGTTCAAAAGAAGATTTAATACTGAACCAAGTGCATTAGAATTACGTGTATTTATAGTTAATAATAATACAGTAGAGAGGTTATTAAAAAGTATCGAAGAATTAAAATCATTTGAAGGGGCGCAGATTCCTTAATATCGGTTAGTTTGATACAGGTTTGTTTTACCTCAGTTTGCGCCCTTTATAACAAGATTTAGATGTGTTTTATCTCATTTATGGGAGTTTTCTACATCAACTTAAGAAAATAAAAGATTTCGTTACTCTACGATGTCAAGAGTCGGCTACATATAGTCGTTAAATAAACCTTAGCAATGGGGTATAAAGTGTTGTATTTTCGAAAACAGATACAATGCGACATTTCGGTGTTTAAGTATGGATGAGAGTGCGAGGATACAGTTAAACAAATTCCTTACAAGGGTTTAATTGTGTCCAGATGGATTTAGCAAGTCCATTGAGCAGTGATGCAAAGCATACATCTCTAGAATATGACATAAAGTGTAGGAACTTAATTGTTGTATTCAGTTGGCATATGTCTAGCTAATATGAAAGTATTAGATGATAGAACCAAGACCATGTAAACTTCTCCTACGAAGAGCATATGGATAAGATTTGTATTTTGTGGTTAGAAATAACTATGAAGCAATAACCTTAAGCACTTATCCTGCTGTAGTTTTTACCAAAAGTGATGATGAATACATTATATCACATAACGATAACAACGAAAAGAGTCTTTTGGCGTTTGAAAGATAAGTCGCCTTGTGCTACTGATAACACGTAGCTATTTATTATCTCTCAAGGATAATAGTAATGTATACGAGACTTGTGTTTGGAGACGCGCATCTTCAACCGATTAGTAGTCTATAAAAAATAGATTATGCTGTATGCGTAGATTAGCTCAAACGATAAGAGTGGTAGTCTATAACTACCGGCGATGAGCATTACATATTTATAATATGTGGAAAAGTAGTTAACCAATACAAACCGTAAAGGATAAGGCTGCGAAAGTATGTTCACCATAAAGCGTATTCTCAACTTTATGAAAAATTTTAAAAAACTAGAAAAGAGGTAAATAAATTATGAGTAAAGAAAGACATATAATATCAATTAGTAATCGTAAAGGAACAATGATGGTAATAGATATTGAGACTGTTCCTAATAAAAAGAATAGAACAGGTAATCCTTATAAAATATCTAATACTAAACATGTTAAACTTGATAGGTCTAAAATAGTAGAACAAGAAGAAAAATAAAAGAAAGAGGTAAATATATGAAAATAAAGAAATATGTGTATAAACAAAAAATTGATAAAAAAAGTCAACATTATAAAAGTTTTATGAGAAATCTTAGAGCTTATAAAAAGTTTATAGAAATTAATGGTAGATTACCAATGCAAAGAACTGTTACAACATTTAGACCTAGAGCAGAACATCGTTTATATACTTGGGCAGCACAGTTAAAACATTATAAATCTAAACAAACATTACCTGAATGGAAATATGATTTATTAAATGAAATACCTGGATTTTTATGGAGTAAACAAAACAATGTTTGGTATAGTAAATTTGAGGAATGTAAAAATTATATTGAAAGATATGGAATTACTCCTCCTCAAATAAGAATGGATAGATTTCCTGAAAGAATTGAAAATGGGAAATGGATTTCTCCAATAGATGATAAATTACATAGATTATCTGTTTGGTGTTTAATACAAAGAAATCATTATAGAAAGAATACTTTGAAACCAGATAGACTTGATAATTTAATAAATATTGGATTTGATTTTGAACCAGAATACGGTCCTGCGTATGTAACAGATAAAGAAGCAAATATTAAAACAGTACAAGGAATGGATTCTGAAGATAATATAAAATATCTTTTGAATGAACAGAAAGGTACTTGGAGGTTCTAATGGAAGAATATTGGTATGATGCTGATGCTGATATAATGTATTATAGTTGTTTAACATTATCAGAATATTGGCAATTAATAATAACTACATTGTTAGTTTGGGAATTTATTAAATATTTATATAGGAGATTACAATATTATGTTAAGATTTAAACATGGAAAAGATACTCAAACAGTTAAAATATTAAGACATTTAAAGAAATATGGTAATATTACAAGCTTAGATGCATTTGAATATTATCGTGCAACAAGGTTAAGTGCTATTATATTTAGACTTAGAGAAGAAGGTTTTGATATTGATACTAGAAGAATACATCATAAAGAAGCAAGTTTTGGTAAGTATGTATTAGAAGATACTCAAAATAATAATCAGTTATTTTATGATTTAAGAAGACTTTTATAATTTCGTTTACCAACGATAATAAGACGAATATGATAGCTCATAATGTTAATAAGAGAGGTTTTTAGCTTTTCCTTTAGCCTCTCTTTTTAGCATGAATAGTATTGTTAATAACATGAAATATTTGTATATTCTTTTGGAGGATAAATGATAGATATTCAAAAAATATATAATGACTACTTAGAAGAAAAACGTGTTGAAAATCGTAAGAAATATGAAGATGTTAAAGGATGGTTTTCAGCTAGTGCTGCTGGTAGTTGCTTTAGAAAGCAGTTATATCGTTCACTTGGTGTAGAAGGTAGTCCAATTGATATTCGTAGTAATCGTTTATTAAGATTGGGAACTATTGTTCATGCTGATTTTGAAAAAGCATTAAAAAACTATAGTGAAGAAGATGTTACAGTAGTAGCAGAACATCGTATAAAGATACCAGAACTTAATGTTGTTGGACATTTAGATGTTGGTGTTGTAAATGAGAAACAGGAGAAAATTCATGTGTATGATATTAAAACATCAGGAGCATGGAAATGGAGGATGAAGTTTGGTAAAAATCCAGATAAAAATCCTTCAATCAACTATGAACTTCAATTAGCTACATATGGAATAGGTTTAGGTAATGAATATGATATTACTGATGTAGACTTATCTATTATGTGGTATAACAAAGACACTTCTGCTATGAGAGAAGAAAATGTTTCTAATCTGTATATGGAAGAAGCATTTAATTATTGGACAGAACTTAATGAAGTAAATGATAATATTTCACAACCTGAAGAATTAATACCAGGCAAAGATGAAAATGTTCCAGTTTATAATTGGGAATGTAAGTATTGTGAATTTCAAGGCAAATATTGTCCTGGATTATATAGTATTTAGATAGACCCAAACAATAGTGGCAAGAGTTCAAGGTAGCTTGTCCAGTTTTATGGCACAGTATTACCGACAGTATTACTGGTAAAACGAAGTTCAGTAGTTTTATAAAATCGTAAAACATTGGCATAGTAATAAGACTGCAGATAAAAACTATGTAGTGTCTATCTAATAATACGGAGAAAAACAAAATGAAACTAAAATGTAGTATATGTGGAGATAAACATGATGACCCATACGGACATAATGCTGAACCTATTAATGATGGAAGGTGTTGTGCTGTTTGTAATTTTGATGTGGTGCTTCCAACAAGAATCAGACTGATGTTTATGGATAAAGATAAAACAACAACTGAAGATATAATAAATAAACTTAAACGATTTAGAAACATGGAGGATAAATAAGATGGGATTTGATTTATATGGTGAAAACCCTAAGAATAATGTAATGGAAGATGATTTAAACAGAAGAGATGAATTAAATATTAAATGGGATGATGATAGTATAACTGAAAAACAGAAGGAAGAATATTGGGCATTAACAAAAGCAATTAGAACTGATAATCCAGGTGAATACTTTAGAAATAATGTATGGTGGTGGAGAAAGTTATGGATATTTGTTTGTAATACTTGTGATGATATATTATCTGATGATGATATGAATTACGGTCATTCTAATGACAATCATTTAATTACAGAAGATAAAGCATTAGCTATTGCTAATAAATTAGATACATTACTTGAAGATGGAACAGTTGATACTATTCAAAAAGATGTAACAGAACAGAATGAAGTTGGTAGAAAAATTAATAAACAAGTTGAAAAAGAAATAGAAGAACTTAGGAAGCTTGTTATTAAAGCCACAGGTAATGAAGATATTGTTCCAATGAATTATCCAGAAGAATGGAAAGAACAATATGAAAAAATTAGAAGTAAAGAAGATTGGAGTTCACGTTATCCATTTCATAAAGATAATGTAAAAGAATTTTCAAAATTTTGTAGACAATCAGGAGGATTTAGAATATGTTAGATTTAGAAAGAGAAAGTAAATTTGGAATTAGAAGAGAAGACTTTAGAGCTTATCAAGAAGTACAGATGGATGGTCAATATAATATGTATGACCCTATAGCAAGAAAACAAGCTGGATTAGATAAATCTACTTGGATAAACATTATGAAACATTTTGAAGCTCTATATGATACATGGGGGAGATTAAGATGAGTGTATTTCAAGTATTAAGCAATATAAATGTATCTGAACATACTGAAAAGAAGGGTAATTTTACTTACCTTTCTTGGGCGTGGGCAGTTAGAATATTGTTAGAGAATTTTCCAGAAGCTACATGGAAAGTACATACATTTAATGTTGGTTCTAGTCCTTACATGAAAACTGATGCTGGTGCATTTGTGCAAGTAACAGTAAATGTAAACGATGTAGAAAGAACACAAGTACATCCAGTATTAGACCATATGAATAAAACTGTAGTAGAACCTAATGCTTTTCAAGTTAATACAGCAATACAACGTTGTTTAGCTAAAGCAATATCTCTACATGGTTTAGGTTTATATATTTATGCTGGTGAAGATTTACCACAAGCTCCAGATGCATTAAATAAAGAGCAATACAAATCAATGTTAGATTTACTTGCTATTATTGGTGATAAAGAGTTT